CAAGAAAGGCTCGATGATATTAACGAATTCCGCACGAGTGAATTCATCATTGAATTCGAACATAACGTTCTGTGCGGCGCCTTTGATTGCTCGCTCGATCACCAAGAAGAGGCGACGAACGTTAATGCGATCAAACGCAGAAGGACGACCTAACTTAGTCTTATCTCCGTACAACAAAATTCCTTGTCCTGGCAAGTTAACGATTGGGTTAACACCGGCTTTATACAGCGTATCTCTTTGAGCCTTAGCAGGGTTGTACACCAGAGATGTCACTCCAAAGTACTGCCCTCTTCTAGAGCCTGCAGGAGAGTACCACGGATCTGCATTCAGATCGGTAGACGCCATCACACCCGCTGTTGCGGCAGCCGCAGGAATATTCACATACTCATCGTTATACTTATCGTATACTTTCAAGTAGTTGCCATCGACGATCAAGTAGGAAGAAGCGTTCAGCGTATTAGCCCATGCCGCTGTAGCAGAAGCAATTGTACTGGTATTCGAACCTCTTCCTGTCACAATTTCTGCAGGAGGTGAAGTTACAACAACGCAGTCTTTACGTGCTACCGCTTGTGCAGTCAAGCTGTTGGCCATAGTTCTACAGTCAGCACTGTCTGAAATTTCTGGTGCAACTAAGAAGTCCACTTGAATTACATCAGGATCGTTGTATTCACCAAAACTAATCAGATAATCGTTTATGCCCGGATTAGCCGCTCTACCTCGATCAAGAGAATAGTTCGCTACACGAGCCGCTTGAGAACCTCTAAACGATGCCGCACTTGTAATTCCTGGGAAAGCATCCGACAAGTTGGGTGCCCAAACATATTCAGACTTGTTATTCAAAACGTTCTGAATAAAGTTTGTTGAGCCATTAGAAGTTTTTGCGTCAGTGGCTAGAGAAAGATACTCATACTTCTCTAGTACTGTTCCCGGTGTTCCTGAAATTTTACCATCCTCGTCGAGAATGACAACGTGTACTTCATCACCAACTTCAGAGTCAGCCGCAAAGCCAAAACCAGCTACGTTAGCCGATGATCTTGGTGCACCATCAAACAGTGTAGAGATATTAGCGCCGTCAATAGTCCAGTTATCGAACGCACTATCACCTTCGCTGTATGGGCACATTGAAATCTTAAGGCTGTTACCTAAAGTGCCAGGATATTTTGCGATAACATAGTTGTTGAGAGTTGTGACGCTACGCGCATCCCAATCAGCACGATTTCTAATCAACACTTGGTCAGCACCAGCCGCAATTGCGTTTTGTGCTGAATCGTCTACGGTACGTGTTACGTACGCGCTACTTGAATACTTCAAAAACATTGAAGCGGAGAGAAAATCCGATACTGCCGCCGCAGAATCGTCAGAAGGAGATCCAAATTGCGAAGCCAATTCTGCTTCACTACTTACCAGAATAGGCTGATTAGCTGGACCCCAGTTAAAGTCCCCTACAAACGCTCCCGTTGAAGAAGTGACTGCCGGCACAACACCAGACAGATCGAATTCCTTTACGAGAATGCTTGGAGACTCAGATGGTATTAATGCCATGGTCGTGTCCTTTTTTTCGTTAATATATGATAAGAGAACATAATACGGATAATTTCAATGTATTTATTTATAAATTACCTGTTTTCAGTATGGTTCGTCCCATGACAACTGCCACGGTTCGTACTTCATACGTTCTCTATCTTCGATTTCTTGAATGGCACTAGACCCATCATCATGAAAACCAAACGGCACCACATCTTCTTCGATACGTCTCATCTGCTGTTCGAACATCATCTGCTTGAGATTGATGTCTGTCATGTCTGAGAACATCTGTGTCGATATAAAGTAACCAAGCATCACTAAGTTCATCATCAAATCGTCGTGGTTGCCATCAGCGGCTTCGTAAGACTGTCCCTTCGATACGAACGTAGAAATCTCTAAGATGGTATCATCGTCAACAATATCTAATTTATTGTTTTCAAGAAGGTCTTTGATGCCAGAACAACCAAGACGTTTTGTCTTCCGTGTCATTTCAATGCCAACAGCATTTGCCTTTACTGTTGACTCCACGTGAACATTTTCGTATTCTAGATCATAATACAAGCCTCTACAAACCACGCTACCTTGATCATTTGATTCAACGATCACATATGCGTTATTGTAGACTTTCGCAAACTTATAGATAATGTCAGGGAAGAGTATTGGAGAAATAGTATTGTTCCGATACACAGCGACCTGTTTGAAGGGTCGCACAGATATATCGATTACGTTAAACGTCGAATAGTCCTGTCCTCTTCCTTTTGCTACGTCGACCATCATGAGATATTCGTGATTCTTTGATGTTTCTTCGTAGATTTTTACATCACCGCCCTCAAGCATTTTGAGAGGTGGCATTGCTCTTAGATTAAGCAGTGTTTCTGCATTGATCAGTGTATCGCCCGTTCCGAAAAACGTATTACCAAATTCTTGATCGAACTGCATCTGTGACGTGTTCGAAATCGTCTGCTTCTTCCACTCTTCATCACGTCCTGGCACGTCCCACCAGTTAACTGTAAAGGCTTGATACTCGTTAGTCTTTTGTACAGCGCCTTCCCAGATTTTGTGGAACGTATTACCAATACCGTTAGCGGTAGATGTTATGATAACTTTTGTATCTTTACCCGCAGAGATTACCGGATATGTCGAGGTGTAAAACTCACTAGCTCTTTCAACAAAAGCAAACTCGTCAAGAAACAATAGATTGACAGACATACCACGAATAGAACTGCCTGAAGTAGCAGAAGCAATGATGCGAGAATTATTTGAAAACTCAATACTACCTTTGTTGAGAGCGCGGCAACCAGGCTGTAAAAAGAAGGGTAAGTTTTCAAGAGCCAACGTGACACGTGCAAGCATTTCTCTTGCAGTTGCGCCTTTGTTGGCAAGAACCGCAATCGTTTTCTCAGGATGGAATATAGCGTACCAAAGTAAGTAAACAACTGACGAAATACTTTTACCAGACTGACGACAAGCCAAGACGATAGAAAACCGATTATCGTTAAAATGGTTGAACATTTTTTCTTGATATGGGTATAGGTCAAAGTTGACAAGTCCTTTATCAAGTGATATAATCTTTACGTAAGTCTTTGCAAAATATGCAGGATCTTTCATGCACTTCGCGTACTCTAGCACTTGATGCTGAGTCCACTCTTGCTGTACCCCGTCACGTTTTACATTGATATTACCTAGATAATGTTCGTGATCACTCATTCGATGGGCTAACATCAATCACCTTTTCATCTTCGCTTTGTTGCAACAGACGTTGCAGATCAGTTGTACTTCCTATAAAAACATTATTATTGGTAATTGCTTTAGGCTCTTCTTTTTCTTGTGTAATGTCTTTGGTTTTCTTATTTAGTTCCATCAACTTGTCATTGACATCTGAAATGTTCTTGATCATATTCGACAGAACTTCAAAGGCTCTTGGATGCTCAGACTCGCGAGCAACCTCGATCATCAGATCGAGCGATTCTCTTCCCTTGTCAATCAACTCATAGTAAGTTGCTCGGGAATAATCGTAGTCTGACTTAATGTTAGGATCGTCTTTTTTCATATTATGGAGTTTCTACTGCATTTCCGATGTATTCAACTTCGCTGTTAAACACTATGTTTTGGCTAGCTGTGTTTGTAGGATCAGCATCATCGGTAATCGTATATCTAACTTGCATTGAAGTAAATCTAGAATTCGGCGCTCGGACTCGCACTTGATGCGACCAAGACTGAGTAGAAGACAATGACAAGTCTGTTCCGTAGCTACCCTGTGCTACTGACGTGAGAGTAGGACCAGAAATAATTTCAGCCCTTACGGTAAAGTTACCTGTAGTAGTCGCTGATTGATGCCATGTGCCGATCTTAATAAATGTTACTCCATTACTGCCTAAAGGATCAAGATTGCCTTTTCCGTATACTCCACCATCTGGTCGAATCTCTACGGATGATATCGCCGTAGCAAGAGCATCTGCATCAGTAACAACTTTCAGATCAGCGACAAAGAACCCGCCAATGCTGGGTTCGGCAACAAAGTTCACTGTAGATTGTCCACCAGGACCGCCCACAGTCGTATCAGTGATTGTAAATCCTACACTTGCCGCTGGTGCTGTTGGACCTGCTCGATCATATATAGCCATTGTGTATGTGTCATCAATCGTATCGTCATTTGTGGCTGTAGACGTAACAAATCCACCACTATTACTTGTCATAGTGAACGTGCCTGCCGATCCTGAGTTAAAGTCAGCCAAAGCTTCTTCACTGCCAAATACTAGCCGTGCGTTCTGAACGGTTGCAGTTAAGTTTTCGCTCATGTTGATTTGATAATATAATATAGAACCACTGACGGTCACAGCAAATGCGCCTGTAACAGTTCCTGGCACATTTGCATTGTTAATACATACACTGCCATTTGGAATGTTCAGTGCTTCTGGATCACTTGTGCGAATCGCAGACTGCCCCGAACCGGAACCACTTTGATCGGTTTCAATTACATCATAGTCAGTAATGTTATAATAGTACGTGCCGTCTTGAATATTAGTTCCACCAACACTCCACGAAATTGCATCACCTTCGTCTACAGTAGTCGAAGGGCTAGCAGTTAATGTCCATGTTGCAGGCGCATCTAGTACAGAGAACGTCATTGTGTCGAGTACGTCACCACCATTACTTGCAAAATCGTTTCGTGATAGATACGCTACGCCAAATTGCTCGCCTTCGTATGTGCCATCAAATATTGGTGCGCCCATGTCAGCACCACCATTTTGCGTATACAAAAGTTTTATCGCTGTAGATGCTGGATCAGTTTCAGCAAAGGGTATGTATTTTTGTGCATTGTTTGTCCATTTGCTAGACCAAGGGCTACCAAGAGCATCTGACTTTTGCAATTCAAAATACAAGTTTTCGTCAACTGCCGCATTCGTCGTAAAGTTTAATACAAGACTCTCAGTACCTTCTGTAACAGCACTATCGCGCACACCCGTTTGCTCAACAACGTACAGATTATAATCAACTGCGTCTGCATCGATGATACGAACAGAAGCAGACTGAGCGAGTGTTACACCTGAACTGTTCTTAACAATTGCCCAGAAATCTTGCTCGTCTGAATCTTCGTCTTGACCATCATCACGAATTAGCAACGAGAACGTTCCTGTTCCACCAGAAACTACCATTCCATTTCCTTCGCTTGCTTCATCTCCGTATGGCAATTGCGAATAGGAATACAGTCCTACATTTGTAGGCTCATCGACATCCCACTCGCCTGTGGTGGGATTTAGTTTACCAAAGTCATTTGGCGTTAAGCCTCGTAATCCATCAAAAGTTAAGAAAGTGTCGGACGTTCGTACTTGCCAATCGAATATTCCGTCAGCGCCAGTCGTTGTAAATGTAAACGTTAAAGTCTCACCTTCTGGAACACGTGTTTTGTTCGGAGTAAGAGTGTAAGTAGCCGCCGCACCACCACGAATCTGATTTAACGAAGAAACAAGCGGATCGAACACTACAGGATCTGAATGAAGATACGCATAAAAAGATTCATCAGCAGTTTCGGAACTGTCAGCAAAAACAAGAGATGAACTTGTTCCACTATTGTTTGTTACCGTAATTGAAGCACGTGAGTTTAATCCTTGTCCAGGAGCTCCTCCATTGCCAGCATACGTTAAGAAATCTAAATTATTTGTGCCGACATTACCAATCTGAAGATAATAAGTGCCGTCAGTAATGTTGCTTCCAGACACATCGAATGTAACAGTATCACCTTCATTTGCGGTTGTAGGATTCATCGTAAGATTGTATACTGGATTTTGATCGAACACGTTGAAACCAGAAGAGGTTGCTACGAGAGCAGGACTGTATTTACTATTCGTAACTTGAAAAAATCCTCCGACTGTACCTCGTTGAATAGTATCAGCCCGAACTTGAATGCTAAATGTTGTCGATGTGCCGCTATTTAAGTTAAACGATCCAGAAGTTGCAAGTGGACGTGGATCACTAGCTATCCCGCCAGTAAATTGCCATGTGACTGTATCGCCACCATCTTGCGAACTATGATTGATTGTAAATGAAAGAGTATCACCTTCAGTATAGCTCGCCGCGCTCGGTGTGACCGTAAACGTAGCCGCTGTGTTGTTAATCGCAACAGTTACAGAGTCTTTCTTAATTCCTTCGAACGTCTCAAGTATTACAGCGAAATGCTCTGTGCTTTCTGATACCGTGTCGCCACGAATCGGAATAGTGATTAAACCTTCTGACACAGTTCCGACGTTAGGAGGATTTCCACTGATCGATGCTGGTCTAATATTTACGGGTTGTGGACTGCTTGAGTCAGGCAACGGCGTGACAAAATCAGAATCGGTTGTTGAAATATGTTTACCATACCAGTACAGCGTTGTGCTATTCCACGCTTTCGTATTGGGGTTACCATCATAAAGAGAACCTGAGCCGTGCGATACAAAAATCGAAAGATTATTTCCTTCGTCAACAGGATCAAAGGGTGTCATTTGATATCTTGTAATGACATCGTTTAACACTACACGATCGGACGCGATGGTTCTTTCACCAACGTCTTCAACGAATACAGTAAATGCTTCTTGACCTTCTGTTTCGACACTATCAATGCCTGTTGGTATTGTAAAGTAACCAAACGCAGGTCCCAGCGGACTGTCTTGCTGTAACTGCAAAATTGCTTTACTGCTTCTAAGAGGCACTTCATACGGCGGCGTGTAGTTGAATGCGCCCGCCGAATCGAAATTGTAGAAGTCATTTGTTGATGTATCACTGGCAAGATCACCACCAGCAGGATCAACAAAATAACGAACAGTGCCTGTACCAGCTGGAATATTTGTGCCGCTAATTTTATACTTAAATATTGTTCCTTCTGGAACACTATCGATATTACCTGTCAGTGTGTTGTATACAGGATCGCCGATGTAAGCTTCACCGTAACGACCCGCACTATCAAGAAAGCGTGTTAGCGTCCAAACAGGAGAAGGTCTCTGATCCACAGCAGAGTCTTGCATGACAGCGTTGATTGCTGGAGTAACAACATCGTCAACCGACACTTCAGCACCAAGATACATGCCCGCAGGATGAACAAACAGTTTGAAAATATCTCGCCACTTTGAAATAGGCACACCAACACGTATTAACAGAGCGAACGTTTGATATAACTTATCATTGGTCAAGTATCTCAACGAGTCAGGACCAACCTGCGAATTTGGATTGTTTAGTGTGAAAACGTTTTCTTTTGGATAAATTACGTCAGCGTCTAGACCGTAGAATGATCTAAAGAACCATTCGATAGCAAACTTTGTACCCTTTGATCTGAACAGAGTATTAGAGAAGTTTGCGGCGGCTCGCTTTTCAAAGTCTTCTGTACCAAAGCCTTCGAAGTATGCTTCACCCAAAAGAAACTCGTCCTCGATAAACGAGAGTAGTGTGATGTCAGTTTCGTTAATA